CCCATCGTTGATAAACCGATAGGCGCGACCAGCCACCAGGGTGGAGTTGGCACCTACGGTAGTGCCTCCTGATCCATTGAAGCGAAACGCTCCGCCGCTGTTACCGAATGTCAGCGTTGTATTCGCGTCTGCCGCAACGAGAACGATCTCCATCCCGGGCTCACCGCCCGACAGGGAAGTAACTGTTGTAGCGCCGGACTGCGATATGGCCTTCGATCCGTAGTAGCCTCCCATCGTGCTATTTATCAAGATAGACGGAGTCGCTCCAGTCAGATTGGATCCGTCGTACAGGCCGGTGAGTCCACGACTGGTACAGGTGGGACGCCCGCCTGCTTGCAGCACCCCGAATTGCCATTCAACCTGGGGTCCTGCGGCAAGTACCTGTGTGCCGTTGTAGAACACCCAGGGCACACCCAGAGACTGGAGGTTACGATGAGGCCGGATCAGCACACCCGCGCTATTGGTGTTGATGATGTTCCAGCACGCGGTGGGAGTTCCCGCGAGTGTGAAGTGACACCCGCGCGCCTCGAATCCTGAGATATTTCGAATCTGGACCGCATTGGGAATAGATGTTGTGCCAGAGGGGCTGGCAAACATTCCGTCTATGACCATCGCCAGCACGAGCGCTGAACCTGAAAGATTAGAGCCGACGTCGATGTACGGATTCCCGTTACCAGGGTTTTCCAGTTCCAGGCCCGACAGGAGTATGTTCGCACAGGCTAGCGAGCTTTCGGTCCTGCTCCCCACCTTGATCGGAGTGCCGCACGACTCGATGCTGACTCCGCTGCCCACAAAGTTGGTACAGCGATCAATCAGCAGGCCGCCAACGGTCGTCACCCCGCCCGATATTCTCGATCCACGCCACTGAGCTGTGGTGCAGGTGTCGAACTCCACTGATGCGTGAGTAGATGAACCGCAACCTGTTACGAGCGTGTTTTCGAATACCGGCACCAGGCAGTTGAGGAAATAAGCCCCACAGCCATTCGTCCCGCTACCGCGTATCCAGCAGTTCTGGATGCGCGGCTCGTTGACGCTATTGATATAAAAGGCGTTACCGGCAGTCCCGGTAAGCTGGATCACCATGTCGCGGAAAGTGCCCGCGTAGTTATACGTCGAGCCCTGAGTGCCGCCCGTCGTAGCCCCGGTCCCTAGCATCACAAATCCAAAACTAGACCCGGTGCCGAAAATAACGGTAACGTTGCTCCATCCAGGACCTTGTGCGCAAACGACCGGTGCGCCGATGGATGAGGCGACAGGAACGGTGATGTCTGCGTTGCACAGGAATGTATACCCTGCAGGGAAGACTACAGTTCCACCCGAGAGCCCACCGTTTGTTTGAGCAGCCACGTTGAAGGCTGCCTGAATGGCCACGTGATCGTCTGCAACGGAATTTCCGATCGCTCCATACCGGCGCACATCCAGAGGCGCATACGCATAGTTGCTCGGCGTGACACCCGCAGAGGTCTCCGCGTTGGTCCTCGGATACAGGAACGCACCGATCGTAGCCTGCGAAAGAGAGCCCGATGGAACGGACTGCGCGACACTCAGATTTCCGTTACTGTCGAACGTGATGTACGTATTCGCCCGAGTTGCCGCCACCGGCAGTGTGAGGTTGGGTGATACATCTCCATCGGGAGCGGTTATCGTTCGTCCGAGCAGGTCATTCAGACGCAACGCTGCCTGCACCGCTCGATCATTCACCTGGTTGAGCGTATCCGATGGGAAGGCCGTGCCGTCCACCAGGTTGACGAGCTGTGTGAGCGGAACGTCGAGAATGAACTGAACCGCAACGTTGGAGGCAGGTGGACTGCTGAAGATCACTGTCCCGGTCTGGGGATTCCCGTTCGCATCCTCGCCACCGGTGATGGTGTAGCCGGAAGCTTGCACTGTATTCCCGAGCATCACCGTGATATCGGTGCTCAGGTAGAAGGGGAACGGAATAGTGAAATGGGTGCTACTACCATCTCCAGTATAGCTTGCCCTCGTTTGTATGTTCGAGACCGTCATTGCACTGCTCCGAATTTCAGGGCGCGCTTGGCGTCGGCTTTGTCCGCGACTTCTTGTTGAATCTCCGGAAATTCCTCGAGAACCTGCTTCTTGGCGAGGTCCCTGTATTGGGAAATGAGATCGCGGATCATCACTTCTTTCCCGCCTTCAGGACCGTCCGTCTTCAGGTTGTAGACAGCCGAAAGCGGGTGATCGCCAGAGACGATAGAGTTCAGCAAGTCCTTCAGACCTAGGTTCCACGCGGGGTGTTTCAACTCGTTACCCGCGAGCTCAAGCAATCGTGAATAAGCTGCCGGATGCTTCGCCATGTCGATCGGAACGGTCGTGCCTTCTTGAGTGAAGGTCTGCCGGCGATCGGGCATCGTGATATTGAAACCCTGCTTCAGGATCTCATCATCAATCGGCTCATGCTTCTCATCAGCGATCTTGACGGGCGATAGGAAGCTTGTGAGGGGGTCGTGCCCGGAAGGCATGGGCTCTCCCCATAGGTTTCGGCGAGGCGGGAGAGTTTGAGATAACCCGGGGATCTTCGACTTGAACTCATCGAGCATCGAATAGACTTCGCGCTGGTACGGATCAGACGCTCGATCCACAGCGGACACAAAGGCGGGAACGGCGGACCCGGCAGTTGAGAGCAAAGCGCCCTCGCCCGCTCCGCCAATCCGCGCATCATGTAGCGCGGCAAATAGGTTGGCGAATCCTTGGAAATAGGACGAGTCCACCAAAGTTCGTCCGATCGCCAGTGACGTGCCGACGACCAGCTTCTCCGTGTCGGCATCATCGTGGAGCTCAGCCTGGCCCATACCGCCTGTGATGGCCTCTGTCACATCAGCAGCCAATAGAAAGAGTTTGCCGATAGGATGTACACCATTAATGTTGTACCAACGGTTTCCAGCCTTGACGGAGTCGCGCATGGCGCCTTCCCGCTCCTGCGCCTGCTCGAGCCCTTTCTGCGGAGGACCTCCGCCCTTGAGCGTGCCGTTCATAGTCATGTCGGCAGCGGCCATGGTGATCATGGAACCCATCGTCATCTGCGCTAGCGCGAGATCCCGTGAGGCGCCGCCGGCTGCGACTTTCGCGCGGAACTCTGACATCAGAGGTGCAAGCGGGCTGCGCTCGAAGGTATAGGACATGATCCGAGAAGGGATCTTGATGAACGGCGCAACGATGTTGAGCGCAGGAATGTTCTTGCGTCCTTCAAGCATCCAACTGGTGAGCTTGCCGATCGTGTCGTTGCCTGGCTCATCGAGGAAGGCCTGATACTTGGCGGAAGACTTCGCGGCCTCATCCAACGCCCTCGGAGGATTAGCCAGCAGGTCGGCGACCCGGGCATTCACACCCCCAGCATCGAGCTCGCCTGCGTTCACTTCCTGGAGTGCCATGCGTAGTGCCTGAGCGTTCTTCTCGGCCGAATAGGCAGCGGTGAGCGCCATGTCGTGCTGAGTCGCGATACCGCGGCGACCGAGCGAGAGAGCTGTACCGATGAAGTCAGCCGTCCGGCCTAGCGGACCATCCGGTTTGAGGTTGAAAGCCTCAACAGAGATATTCGATGGGTAGGCCTCGTGCGGTTCGCCGATTCCCTCTCCCGTGGTTCCAGTGCGGAAAGCCTTGCCGGCGAAGGCCAGGGAGTCCTTAAAGCCCCCCACCCAGCCAGACCACATGGCCGCAGCTTCTCCCGGCTCGACGCCATTCTGCGTGCCCATGAGGCTGGAGATCTTCGATGCCCAGGCGCGCTCGCCGATGCGCCAGATACCCGTGCTCACGTTGGACGCGAGGATCTTGGCCTGTGTGACCGGCGAGGATAGTAAGGCATCTCGGAAAGCCTGGATCATGCCGTCCCGCGTTCGTTCCCATGCGGTCTTGCCGACGAACTGCTCCAGCTCGTGCGGCATGTTGCTCTCTGATAGAGCAGACACCCGTGTCGCCATATCGCGCACGGCATCCATGCCGCCGGACATGTTGATCATGCGATCCGTGATGTCCTGTAAGCGTGAGGCGCTCGAGCCGACCGGGATACGCCAGGAGGCGAGTGCGCGGGCGGTCTCGGTGCGAGCCCCCATCACTTCGTTCTGAATGGCGTAGTGCGTGGCCATCATCTTGCGGAAGGAGAAGAGATTCTCTTCCGTGGGGGCTTGTACTGCGATCTGGGCGAGCTGCTTCAGCTTATCCGCCGAGGAGGCCCAGAGCTCGCGCGCCGCGACGGATTGCTCTGCATTTAGCGGCTCTCCGGTCCTGCGGTTCTGCAATAGCTCCCAGGCGTTCTCCATCTGGGCGTTGAGCTTGATGTCCTCGAATGTCTGGGTGCCGCGCCGCGCCGCATCGACTTTCCCCTTGAAGCGGTCGGCGAGCGTCTGCATGACGTTCTCAACATCCTCAGGAGCGTCGATCTTTGCGAAGTTGATGTAATTGCGCGCAGGCTCGCGGGCCGCCCCTTCCGCAGTGGATTCCACGGGAGGCTGAGGCTTCTCACCCGCTAGCAACTCCTCGGGAGTGACCGGACGCGTCACGTCCTCGGCGTGCTGGCCGCGTAGATAGTTGCCCAGCGGATTTCGACCTGGCGCAGGAGGCTCAGGCGTCGGGGGACCGGAGAAGGGCTGGTCGCTGACCAGCGGCGCTTCCGGATCGGTATCGCCCAACTGGCGGAAAGCGTTCTCCGGTATACCCGGCTCAGTCGCCACTTCCGGAGCGGCGACGGCTGATTTAGCGCTTCCGACATTCGCGAGAAGACGAACTCCCTTCATCAGCCCATCAGTCAGGGCCCCGAGTCCGAGTCCCTCAAGCGCATTCTTAAAGCGCCCCTCGGCCTCGCTATCGCCGGGTTTGGACTGTAGGTACTGCGTGACAGGATTGGAGAGTTCCGGGAATTTCTCAATCAGGTTGGATAGCCGGTTCTGATGCGGATCGAATGCCGCGAAATTGGCGGCCGCACCCTGAAGGGCGGAATAAGCATAGCTTCCCGCGCCTTCGATACTCGCCGGTAGTCCTACCGCAGCTCCCGCCTTACGGGTTAGCGCAAGACCTGTGAGGAATTGGGCCACTCCCTTGAACAGTCCTCCCGTGACGGTCTTGGGATCCTCCATCGGAGCGCCCGTGACCACATTGGTGGGATCAAGCTTGGTCCGATCGACAAAGCCCCGGACGCTATCTGCGATAGTGGAGACGGTTCCCTTCCCTCCTGTGATCTGACCCGATAGTCCGGCGCCTGCTTCGGCATCGGTCATCAGGTGTAGTCCCTTGCCTCCTCCCCACGCGATCCCTCGGAAGCCAGTTGCATCGCCGATCTTTTTGTCGGCCCACTTGCTGAAGTCGTCTATCGCGTCATAAGTGTTGACGATGGCATCACGGATGCCGGTATAGCCAGCACGAGGAGTTTCCGTGGCTCCCTTTACGATATCGGCTCCAACACGATAGGGCACCCCATGTTTGGATGGAGCGGGTATTGCTGGCACACCAGCGGGCGCTTGTGGCGTTCCACGTGGAACTTCCTGCGCGCCTCCTCCCATCTCCTTGAGCAACGCATCGCCTGCCGCGCTATCCGGCGCCTGCGCGCGATAGGTTAGGTAGTTGCTACCCGCGTCATTTTGTAGCGGCTGCGTCATTTGTTATCCGCTGCTGCTTTCCTAGCAGCCGCTTTCTGTTGTTGTGCGGTGACGGCAGCTTCCCATTTCTGGACTAGCGTAGCCTGCGCGTTGAATTCGTCTCGCGATATACGTCCATCGTTGAGGGCCTTAACTAGATCCTGCTTTGCGCCCTGGATGTCAGGAGCGGCACGCGATCCTTTTCCGAGGCCAAATTGCGGGACGGGAAGCGTTAGTAGGTTCTTGTCAGATGCAACAAGCTGATAGCGCTTGACGATCTCGATTGCCTCTTGCTGCACCTCCTTGTCTGTCGCCTTGCCGCCGTTCTTCTTGAACCAGTCCTGAAAGTCGTTGTGCATGTTGGCGAGCGTCTGAGTCTTCGCGGGATCAGGCTCCAACTCACTCACCTTGCCTGCGGTATCGATGTACCCGATCCCGCGCTTATAGGCGTTCGGAAATTCCGTGGCCGTCTTGTCCGTCAGGCGCGTGAAGTCTTCCTTGGAAAGCTGCCCGCCGGTGAATGCGGTCATGATGTCCTGCTGCGTGTCCTCACCGCGTACCGTGCGGACCAGGAGGTCGGAATACGTGCGCGGGTCGCTCTGCGTCTCCTTGCCCGAGGAGGACTCCAGCAGATACTTCATCGCCGCGGGCTCCAGCGTCTTGGAGTGGCTCAGTACCCAGCCGGCGGTGAGCGTCCCTTGTTGGCTCATCGCGATGCCTTGCTTCAGGAGGCTGTCGGAGGCGTCTTGCTGCTCCTGCTTGGACAACGAGTGAACGCGTTCGGCATCGGCGACTCTCTGATGTAGGGTCTGGTCGGCATGAGTGATCAGTGCCTGTCGCTGCTCGGCGGTGAGGTTCTGGTAGTAACCCGACATGTACTCGTCGGCCTGCTGCTCATGCAGCGCTTTGGCAAAGGCGGTGGCATGCTCCGGCGTGTCGAATACACCGAAGTGCTTCCCTGTCTTCCGGTATTCCTCTATGGACTCCTTGTCACTCATGATCCGGCCGTCATTGCTGACCGTCGGAATTAACGTCTCGCCCTTGTCGGTACCAATGGAGATCGTGCGGACCGTACTAATCGATCCATCAGGGTTGTGGACGATCGGCCTAGAATGGAGGTCGATGTTCCCCTCTTCCATTAACCCCTGTTTGGGTAGCGCACCTTGCAACTTCAGCATCGCGGCATATGGATCGCGGTTGATGTCTCCCATCACAGCAAAGTGAGCGAGCGTCTGCTTCGTGTACTGGACGAGCTTTTCCTTAGCCGCCGGCTCTATCTGCATGGCGGAGATGGCTGCCAGGCGTTCGGATAAACGCTGAGGGTAGAGCGAAGGATTGTCCGTGAGCTCTACCGAGGTCATGTCGGCGGACTGCCTAGCCACATCCTCATTGTGGGATTGCAAGGCCCCCGACTCGAAAGTGATCGACTGCTTCGCCAGTTGGGTACCGAACTCGGTCAGCCGATTCTGCAGGTACTGGCCGGCGATCTTATTGGGAGCGCCCTTGACCGCATCCTTCACGTACTTGTCATAGTCCCCCATGAGCTGGGGTGTGAAGTTTGGAGCGCCGGGCTGCGCATTCAGGGTGCGATCGTGGAACTGCTGCGTCCAGTCAGCCTGAGCTTTCGAGAGAGCCTGTAGGGTGTAGTTGGCTGCTTCGCTCTGCGCTAAGCGCTGTGCGCCCTCGCCGAGAGCTTCAAGACCTGGTCCTGCGGACGCTCCTGTGCGCGTCGGGATGACCCGCCGAAGCCCCTCCTCCACGGGGACCTGTGACTCATAATCCCCGATGGCAACCGGGTGGGGCACTTACGACCCCAGAACGGACTTCGTCGCGGTAGCCGGGGCTGGTGCGGCACCGCCGGCGAAGATGTTCGCGAACACCCCCCGACGACGACGCAGAAGATCCTGCTGTTGTAGGGCTGCGTTGGCCGCGGTGTCCTGCGTGGGAGCGGTCGGCGGAGCAATCGGGCCCTCGCCATAATAGTTGCGGTTGTTGCCGGGTCTACCTAGCACAGCATTCTGAGTGCCAACATCCGCTTTGGAGATAATCTTGGCCAGAGGGTCGATCTTACCGATCGGTCCTCCAATGATGCCTCGATCCCATCGGCGCCCCGCGTTTGAGATGCTATTGACGATCCCGCTCATGGTTTCAGCGTTGGTCAGTCAGGGTGCAGAAAGCAACTACCCGAGGTAATTTCCTGCCTTGCCGCGTAGCAGTGCGCCCCCAGCTCGCAGGTAGTCCGAGGTCGCTTCGGACTGCCCTTCAGAGGCGATGTTGGCCGCCTGCAGGCCATAGCTCCATTTCTGCAATTGGGCCTTGTAGCGAATCGAGAGCGCATCCTCTGTCATGTTGCGGACGTTCTGCGTAATGGCCCGTCCGGTGGACCCGCCGAAACCCGCGCCAGCCTGGGCTGCGGCGGCAATCTGGGAACCCTGAATCATGGAGTTCTTTCGCCGTTGCTGGGCTTCGGCTTCGTATCCTTGAGCCGATGCCGTTTTCGCCTCATATCCCATGATGGCGGCGTTGGAATCAGCGGCGTTCTGTTTGGCGGTTCCGGAGATGACGGAACCGGCCATCATGACGAGAGGGATGGCGGCGGCCATGAAATCCTCGCAAAGCGGTAGTGGTCTTCACCGTTGAGGCCGTACGCCCTCATCCGGCCTTCATTCTCAAATCCCAGTAGCTCGAGCCAGCGGCAACCTTGGTTGAACGACACCTCGGTGGTGGCGTCGATGCGTTTCAAGTTCGTTAGATCGAGCAGACGCCTAACACAGCGATCGAGTTTCACGAAGTGTGGCCCGGCATCCTTCGACACGAACGCCCACAGCACGCCCATCCCAAATCCCTGGAAAGCGACCCCCGCGCAGGCGAGGATCTTTCCATCGTGTTCTGCCGAAGCGGCCGGCCCGACGGCCTGAAGACACTTCAGATATTCCACGCAGATGTGGGAAACCACGTAGCTCTGAGCCGGCTGGAGCTCCAGCCGTTCAATATGCTCGGGCTCAAAGGGGATCACATTCATGGAGGCGAGGGCTCGTTGACCGTGAGCGTCGGGAAGATGGCGAGAATCTCGGTTGCAAACGGACCCGGCTGATAGACGCGGACCTTGCAGGATGTCCCGTAATCCCCCGGCAGAGAGATGCGCTGGCTGTCACCGGTGAGTAACGGTGGGGGACTCGCCAACGTGGTGGTGTTGAGGTTCGACTGGATCGGGTCTAGCCGGCTGCCGGCCAGGCCGATATACGCCCCCATGGTATTCTTGAATCGCACCACAGCATGTGACGCGCGTTTGGTCTTGCCCTGAGCGGTACCGAAATCCGCTCCACCTTCCAGATCCATGCTCACGAGGTCGGAAGGACACTTGAGGCCCACCTGAATCACACTGCCGGCGACATCGAGCGTAATGTGTCCAGTGTTGTCGACCACTCGATCCGGATGCCCGCCACCGTCTCGCAGGATGGTCACCGTCTCGCCGATCAGCCAGGGAATTGATACGGTCTTAGTCGGCGTGCCGTTATAGATACCGGACATGTCGACGTAGCACATCGTGTTCTGTGCGTCGCCGGTCTCGAAGTCTTTTTCCAGATACTCCACTGAACGCACGACCTGTCCGTTGATGGTGCGATTGACGATCAGCCAGACCTCATCCCGCGTACCATCTGGGGCAGGTATCACCGAGACGCACTCGACGATCGCCGCTCCGGCATTCGTGGCGCCCATCGTGTGTTCGTGCCAGCCCGTCACGTTATCGGGTCGATCGAATACATACCCGATCAAGACACCATCGTTACGGACGGCCCAGAGGGTCTCGTAGGGCTCCTGGTGCCAGGACATATCAACGATCCCAGAAGTCACGGTATAGCCGGCAATGTGGTTCGCTAGACGCGTCTGGTTGGTTGAGTCGAAGATGTCGAGGTAGAAGTTATAGTCCTGGGCGAGAACCTTTTTTCCACCTGCCTGGATGTAGAAGTTCGACGTTCCGATGATCTCGCCGCGTATCGCACGCGAGCGCCATTTCGAATGGCGTAAAACGTCCACATTGCTCGGGCCAAGCGCCTGAGTCGTGACGATAGGCCCTAGGGCGAATTCGCCACCCTTGGTGCCGATGAGTAGGAACCGTGTGGTCTGGGAGAGCCAGGTGATTGCATCAACATCCTGGGCCGCGATATTGCCGGACACCCCGCAGGCGTCCGTCACGAGCGAGAAGAGGTCTTCCGTGTGACTGGCGTACTGTCCCGGCGCGGAGCCCCACCACTTGATGCCACCCGCCCAGAAGAGGCGATCGGCGAAGAAGCTGACGCAGGTCGGGAAGGATCCGGTATACCCCGTTCTACCCTGCCCCCAGGCTCCCAACTGCCAGTTGAGCGAGGCGTTCTTGATCGCCGAGCCGCCGGTAGTGAAAGCGGAATACCCGGTAGAGTCCACCGTCCCCAACGTGAAGGTTCCCGCGCCAGTTGCGGTGACCACATAGGACTGCTCGGAAATCTGCGTCATTCCTCCCACGCCCGTCAGGTAGACCGGATCGCCCACCACCAACGTATGGCCGGCTGCGGTGACCACTGCGGGGTTGGCCTGCGTGATACCGGTGATCGTGAATGCTGTGCCCTGAGTGGCCTGCGGGAAGTAGTAGTACTGGTTGGCGTTAGTCTTGCCGGTCTGTCCCGCGTAGGACGACAGGGTAAGCGTCACCTGAGTAGAGCTCGTGTAGGCGGTGACTTGCCCTATTCCGTACCCGGAATCCATGTAAAGCCACTGCACTGCCCCTTTGCCATCCCAGGCGATCCCATTGGTGTGAACCGGTGGATTGGGGCCCGATGTCGCCGCATTCAGTGCCTGATACGTGTTGCCGTTGAATCGCGTCAGGTCCCCCTTGGCGTACGAGACGTTATTGGTCCACGTGGCCACGTTGAAGTATTGAACATCGATCCGTACCAGCCTTCCAGGAGAATTGGCCGTCGCGACGTCCGTAGGGTCAAAGACTGCCGCAGTGGCGTGGCAGGTCACCTGATTGGGAGAACCGGCGATCGTCGTGACGTAGAGCGCTGGAGTGTTCGAGGTGTTGAGATCGAGGAAGGGACCATCCGGAGGCGCGTAAGGCGTCAGGGTCCAGTTGGTGGGTCCCAACCGGGTTAGCTGCATCGGCCAGTAACTGCCGCAGGCGATATAGATCACATCGCCGGACTGCTCGAGCTGCAAGCCGCAGGTGTTATCCGTATTGGTGAGCATCTGGGCGGTGTACGGCGTCGCGATCTCGTACGGCACGCCACCCGAGAGCACCTGCCCATGGTTGGTATAAAACCTACAATAGTTAACCCCAAACTCGATCTGGTAGGCCTGCGACTGCGAGAAGATGAATTTCCGCAACCACGTGCGGTTGGCGGAATCCTTGACGCTCTGAACGAGTCGAGATCCCGGACGGCGCCGTGCTCCACCCTGTACACGGGGGATGTAGTTCTGGAGCGTGGAGCAGCCGACCGCGTACTTTTCGTTGTCGACCCGACCGGCGAAGTCGGGAGAGAGTTCCCCTGCATTGAAGTTCGATAGCGCCAGCGCGTTCTTGCCCATCCGGCTACGGTCATAAACTCAGGGTGCAGAAATCAACCGTAACGGATCCAGGCTGCACCGCCGGCGCCCACCGGGCGTGTGGCCACCCACGTGTCATCTGCCTGGACACTGGGCGGGGTCTCCAGCGCATTGGCCCGTACCGCATCCTGTAGCGCCTGCATGTAGGCCGCTTCCGTGTCCTTTTCCTTACCTGTGGACTGCGTGATCCGGAAGCAGGTCACCCGGGCGAGACGCGCGGCGAAGGCCGACGTAAAACACGCATCCCATGCAGTGGTATCGGTGATCTGCTGGATGTAATGCAGAGATATCGGAGGAGCCAAGTTTGTGAGGATCATGCCCCCTTCCACGATGTAGTCATCGTTGGTGGGGCCTGAGCGGAAATCCGAGAGGTCCACACCCGGCCAGTCCATGTTCGAGTTGCCCACTTGCAGCACCCGTATACATCCGGCAGGGAGCTCAAACTGCGTGTTGTACTGGCCATTGACCGGAGGGATAGCGAGAGCCGGCAATTGAGCGCGCGTGATGGAGAACTTCCAGACGTGCTTGCGCAGCTCGGAATCCCGCTCGAGATTCCAGACTGCGTTCAAGGCCCGAGCGGAATTGGTCTGGTCGGTGATCGCGTTGATCGTATCCGCGCCGAGTAGCGTGAGCGCGGAATTGCAGATCTCAGTTTGGCTGGCCATGGGTCATGGCACGAAGCCGGAGCAGATCGTCTCTATGATCGCCTTGCTTGCCACACTGGCCGTGGCCGTCAGACCACCAGCCGTATTGAGCCAGCCAAGTGGCCACCACGAGTCCTGCGTGGTCGATCCGGTGAACACGATGTTTGCCGCAGCGCCGGTATGGTCACGGAACCCCACCAACGTGACGGTGACAGCGGTGCCATTCTGCGCGATCTTGACGGCATTCAGGATCGTGTCATTGGCAGCACCAGAAGAGCCCGGGATGCCCTTGCTGAAGCTCACCGTGCCGGTAGTGCCGAGGATCGTCGGTACCCCAGGCTGATTGTTGGTATAGCCAGCCATCAGTCGTTGACGTTCGTGTCTCGGATCAGATACTGCTCGAGGATACGCATCGCCGCCTGAACCTCGCTCTTCTTCGGTCCACGCGTGCCGCCCTGGTCGGTCACCGAGGAGCCCGCCTGGTCAGCGATGCGCAGCTCAATCTGACCCGCTGAGGGTGCGTTGGTACCGGCGGTTACGCCTTCCAGCGTGCCGCCGGCCGCGATGGTGTAGGAGACAGCAGCCATCGTTCACCTCAGGTGATGTATGCGAGCTTCAGCGCCAAGTTGCCACCAGCACTGCCAGCAGTGACAGCAGTCACCACGACATCGTAGATGGCGTTTGGATCGGAGGTGAGTCCGAGTAACTCCCAGACGCGCTTGGTCACGTTCGCCACAGCAGCCGAGTTTCCCGCTACCGCTGGGAAATACAGGCTTGTCCAGACGCTGCGGGCGGAGGCCATTGTGGTGCCAGCCGGGATGAAGATCGCATCCGATCCGGAAACAATCGTGCTGCCTCCGTTGATGGCGAGAACGCCACACTTGTAGGAAGTGCCGGACGTGTTCGCCTCGTTCATCACCTCGATGTCGCCGATGCGCGCGTTTGAGGGGAGCCGGAAGAAGCGGTAGGTTGAGTTGTTCGAGTCCGAGGCCCCCATCGTGCACACATCCACGACCTCGCGGTAGATGCCGCCCGCGATGTGTGGGTTGTTCAGGACCGGCGGGGTTGCCTGATCGTTGGTGACCTGAGTCGAGAGAACGTTGACGACAGCCATGGATTACCCCTTACCGAGCCCAGATCTGGACGCAGCGCTTCTCTTCGATACGCGTTGCGCCTGCGGTCATGTACACGTAGGCCTGCCACGGCAAGCCCTGCAGGTCTTTTCGCTGAGCGACGTCAGTCGTGATGTCGTTCCAGATTCCCAGATGCATGCCTTCCTTTTGCCACAGGCCCACCTTAGTGGATGTGCCAGATGCGTCGTCCGTGCCGGTCGGTAGACGCTCCGAGTGGATGAACTCCACTCCAAGGAAACGCTCAATGCGCCCTTCCTTGAGGACCGCTGATCCGGGATTGAAATCGGAGCTGACGACCTGGACCTCAGCCAGAAGGTTGTCGAGCTGCTTGGAGCCGGCAACGCAATAAACATCTGTCGGCTGGTCGTTGTCAGGAATCGCCTCGTTGGCGCGCAGGATGCGCAGCGCTTCACGAAGCTTGGCGACCGTGAGACCGGTTGCGCTGGAAGAGCCCTGCGAAACGGACACGATCTGAGAAGATGGGAAAGTGACGCTCGTCGAGCCGGTCTCACCGGTCTTCGAGGTGCCGAACATCGCCGAGATGATCAGGTCGTCGAACTGGCGGTTCGCGGCGAAGTGTGCGTTCTGTACGAACTTGGACTTGGGATCGATCAGCAGGCGCAGCTTGTCGAAGCTGTCGAGCAACTGCGGAAGATCGAAGTCGGAGGGGTAGACCCACCGGCGATCGGTTGGAGCATCCACGCGGCCCATCGGCTGATAGCGCGAGGTGACCTGTTGCATGGCGATTGCGCCAACCTGCTCAACAGGGGAACCGGCCTTGCCCTCGTAGCGTTGCTCGGTGCAGCCCTTGCGCAACCGAGAGTCACGCTGCTGAACGAGCTCGTTCAGGATGCGTGCATATTCCTGAACGTAGAAAGTCGTAATATTGACGGACACGAAATACCCTCCAAAAGTGGAATCACTTTCGAAGGGCGTGTCCTTGCGGGGCCGCTTCTAGCCGCCTTTCACCTCTGGGCTGCGAGGAGCGCTTTGCTAGTCAGCGGGGAGTGGGTCCCACCCGTATCCGCCTTCGTGGATGGGACCGTATGCAGAGTAGAGAGCAGAATGCAACTAGCTATAGGCGATCTTGCCCAACTGCTCGACCTTGGGGCCGTATTCTTTCTCCCACTGGAAGTTGGTGATCTTTCCAGACATGCGATCTGACTGGATCTGACGCAGTTCCTTCAGCGCGGCTTCCTTGCTCACGCCCGAGAAGCCGCCACCACTACCATCAGAGCCCGCGAACCCTGACTCAGAGTTCATCGCGCCGATACCGGCAAAGAACTTCGTGAGGTTGGCTGCTCCGAGTACCGACTCGGCCCGCTCGAGTGCTGCCTTGTCGTCGAGGCCGAACTGCTTGGCGAACTCCCGGTAGCCGCGCTGGGCGAGCTCGCGCTTGCCGTCGTACTCACCGCCCCACTGTTGCTTGAGGTCAGCCATCTGCTTTTCCGACTCAGCGAGGTCGGCGGTCTGACCGGACTTCACTTGATCGGCCACCCACGTATTCCAGGCCTCGGCGATCTTGTTGGCCGCACGCGGTGGGACGCCTGCTTCGTGGAACCACTTGGCGGCAGTCTTCGCAAAGCCATCGTCAGTTCCCTGCGGCATCGGTAGCTTGTAGCCGTCCGCGGTATCCGGGACGCCCAACTTGGCCGATAGGGCTTTCCACCCGTCAGCGTCGTTCTCGTCCTTCGGGAGCATCACGGTGCGCCCGGCCTTATCGGCGCCCATGAGTCGCTCGAGACTCCAGTGCGACTTCAGCGCGCTTTCGGCGTCCGGGTACTTTTTCGTCGAAAGCCAGGTTTTGACCTCGGCATCTTTGACCGTATCCCACCAGCCTGTGCTTGGCGCTGTAGGTAGAGAAGGTGCTGCCGAAGCATTTCCGTTTCCAGCTTCCACAGGAGCTGAAGAATTCGGGGATCCACTAGTCAGTACTGCTGCTGCTGTTGTCATTGCCACTCCACTCAAGCATGAGATGAATACGATCCGCTACGGCCTTCTTGCCGTCCCGGTAGATTGTTGTGTAGGGATCCATCCGCCCTTCTTTGTCCATGTGAATGGTTTCGTGTCCACGCTTGCAAAATCCATCGAGGTCTTGCAGGACGCGCTGACCAACGGGGTTGTTGAAGACGGTGGCGTACGCATCATGTAGTCGCCGACGGCTCTCGATATAGTCCAGCCGGGCTGCCTCGTTCTCTTCTTGTGATGTCACAGCAGCTCCCGAAGTAGGGCTTTGACCACGGACGAATAGTTACGACTGGATTTCTTTGGAGGATCCACTGGGATGGGTGTCTTCTCAGACACTCCAGGTGAGGCGCGCGTCGCTATCGCGTATTCCTCTCCGAATACCTGATCATCACGCATAACAGGTCCTATCTTCTTCTTGCGCTTCCTGACGACGCCAGGAGCTGATCCGTCTATTGCCGGTGGCGGGGGTGTTGGAGTCGATCCTCCGGTAGCGCTACTACTATCGGATAGGCCGAGCTCATCCAACGCGGTAGCCGAGAGGATAATAGTTGCCGAGGCTGTATCGCCAAGACCGAGCGCGTCCGACGCACTGGCGCCAGACTGCGTTGCGGTAACGCTATCAGCAAGGGCGAGCGAATCCGACCCGCTCGTCTTCGCCTGCAAGATCGCGGAGCCGGCATCCGTCAGTGCCAACGAGTCAGCGCCCGTGGCTTTCGCCAACAGAATGCTCGTTGTGCTATCGCTCAATGCGAGCGAGTCACTTCCCGATGCCGGCAGAGTGGACGTGCGGGTTGCGCTGTCACTTAGCCCCAGCGAATCAGATGCCGAGTTCGCAAAGATACTGCCACCAGCGCCTGTATCGGACAGCGCCAGAGAGTCTGATCCGCTTGCCAGGAGCGTCGCTTTATTCGACGCTGAATCAGCCAGCCCCAGGGAATCTGATCCGGTGGCCTTCGCCGCCAGCGTATTGGTCGCTGAGTCTGCGAGCCCCAGGGAATCACTACCCGATACGTTGAAAGTACTGCCGCCTGCAGCCAAGATCTCATACACCACATACGCCCACTGGGGCGTACCGGGTGAATGGAAGTTCAGTGTCTGGGCTCCGGCCGCTCCCGAGTTGCTGGATTTGTAGGCCCTGCCACCGCTCGTCTGTCCGGTCTGCGTATAGCCGTTTATCGTATCAGTACTGGTCGGCGTGCCGGCTGCAGCCCAGTCGCACGCGACACCCGCTACTCGAGAGCCCGTGGCTGTCGTTGTCAGTGATGCGCTGAGATTCGCAGTGGTGCTGGTACCGCTATTGGTTGCCGCGCCGGCTTGGCTTGTTGCAGCACCAGTCCAGACATCAACCCACCCTGCGGCATCGTTTGGGATAGATCCTGCAGTGGACCCTGTGTTGGTGACACTGATCGTTACGGTAGTCGCGACACTGGAATTGACGAAGGCGCGCCAGACGGCGGATGACCCGCCGCTAGCATTGGCTTTACTAAGGACGATAGCCCAGGTCCCTAGACCACCGCCTGTGTTGGTGGGATTCCCGAAGGTGGGAGTCGCCCCGGCTGTGCTGTTGACGCACGCACTGCAATAGACCCACGCGCCAGCCGGCGGGGTAAACGAGGCCGATGTCCCTGATTCTGTCCCACCTGCAGCGGTTGTACTACTGAGATTGAACCGGGCTGGACTAGACGCATCGGGGGCAATCGCCATTAGCTCACCGTGACAGAGGCTCCTGTCTTGATGTCAGCGCCCAGGGTGATCGTTCCCTTGAACTGCCGACCTGTCGTATCAGGTAGCTCTCCCGTGACATTCATCGTGGCGACTTCATGGCCTTTGACACTATGGATGCCTCCTGTGTCATCTCCTGCCGCCCATACCTGGAAGACGCCAGCCACACTGACTTGGAATTCGTAGGAGATCGTGTCCTCGCTATCGGGCCAGATCGTTGTATCTGCAGAGGTACAACGGAGAATATCGATCTCCATCGAGGTCAATCCGTCTGGGATGTCCGTCTCAGGTATGGTGTAGGTCCCGGCTGAATAGGTGTCGGTGGGTAGCACGGTATCGGTGGTGCTCATCGTTTGAACGCCTTGTGAAAGGCGCGCCTGAGCCGCAGCGCAAAGAGCCGTTGCTCAAGCTTGAGGATTTCCCTCTCTATTTCCTTCTCTACGTCCATCTCGTCTCCTTATCCCGTCATGGTGTAGGTCACATTCAACGTGTCGCCACTCGCAACCGAGCGGGTCGCGCCGAAGCTCACAGCCGACAGAAGTGTGCCGCTTGTTCCGCCCTTGGTGGAGTTGGTCGCCATGAACACGCCGTTGATCGTGGCCGTGGCATTGATGCTGAACGCTGCCGGCGAGGCCGAATTGTCGATCGAGCCGGCTGAGGCTGTTCCCCAAGTCGGGGCAATTCGTGTCGAGTTCGAATAGGCGGTGGACTCCAGCCAGCCGGAATGGCTTGCCATCGTGTCGCCGGCTGCGATTGCACTGAAGCTCGCGTTGTCGATCAGGCCCAGGAAGTTGGCCGCCGTGTAGGCGGATCCCTTGAGCCAGTTGGTCAAGGCATCGTTCTTGCCTGTGGTGACAACCGTGTTGTCTCGGTCCTCGGTCCACTTCACCTGACCATCGGGACCGATGCACTCGATGTGAAAGCGTCCCTGAAGCCGTAGACGGTCCTGCGCAGTAGGCCGTGCAATAAGTCCTGCGCTCGCGCTGTCCTGGACACTGACGGAGTCGTTGATCATTTGCGCTCTCTCGATTCTGTGATGGTCACGGATGCCTGACCATCGGGTAGGTCCACAACGGCAGTACGCGTCTTCGGCGTGCGCATCGTGGTAACGAATTCATCGAAAGCTTTGGCCAACTTCTCGTTGGACTTGCGGAGCGCTTTCATCTCCGTTGCAACACTGCGCAGGATCTGAGAGACCTCACCATCGCGGGCGGCGTCGCGCTCAGTGGCTGCGGTTGCATGCTGGATGGCGGCAGTGAGTGGCTCTAGAGCGCCCTGGACTGCATGGAGAGTCGCCACCATGGCGACAGCATCTTGCATCGGGTCTTTTTCTTTCTTCGGCTCATCCATCTCGCTGAAGCGATCATGGACGTCCATCCGCAACTCTTCGATGAGTCGGCGCAGCTCGGCGGTTTGATTGAGGTCACCGGCCATTAGGCTCTCCGCTTGCGGCGCATGTATTCGGACATCGACGACTCCTCTGGCTCTTCCGAATCATCTTTGTCGTCCATGTCATCATCGTCGTCGTCTTCGTCTTCGTCGTAATCGTCCTCGATCGTCGGCGTACTGTTGATGGCGCAGCAGGTCGTGGGTGTGGTCGTGAAGTACATCGCTCCACACCACTCCCCCCGCCGTAGGCTGTCCTCCCACTTGCTGGTTTCCCTCCAACCACACCGCTGCTTCTGCTTGCTGCCGCAGCCAAATCCCTCACCGTTCTTGGCGGTACCGAACAGCGCAGCCTCTTTGGTCGTGCGCTTCATGCGAACTTCCCAGTCCCCGGCTCGCTTGCCTTCGTAGTGACGGCAACTGCTCGCCTTAGGGTTGATGTCACCATCAGGACCAGGAACGATGTCCTCGATCACCTCGCAGTCGTTTTCTCCAGCGAGGTATTGATTGCAGTCCTGACAGACGTTGTTGCCCTTCGGGTCGTAGGTATGACCATCTCCACACCCGTGCTCGTCGGCCAACTGGAACTGATTCGCCGCCCGTTGGCGGTTGTGATCCATCACCGTTTCGAGGTCAGGCGAGTTCTTGTCCGGCTGGATGTACTTGCCGTCCCTCCCTCGCTTGAAGAACTTGATCTCGCGCTCGATCATTGCGGCGGCTGCTCTTCAGGGTTCATCGCCTGATGCGCCTTAGCGAGGTTGAGCACGGCTTGCGAGGCGCCCGGGGCTGTCTGCGCAATGCTGTTGGCTTCAGCCTGCTGCTGCTTCTGCTGGCGTTTGGCGGCCAGCTTGTCGGGGTCGAGGATGAGGTTGACCGGGAATCCAGAAGCCTCCAGGAATTCACGTCCCGTCTCGTCCTCGTCGACCAGGTCCAACATGCCAGGCATGATGCTGGCCATCGATCCCAGCCCTTGCACGGATGTCATGATGGTCTGCGCCTCTTCGGCGCGCATGAGCTTCGCGAGTGGCGAGGTGTACTCGGTCTTGATCTTCTCGTGATTGGCCGATTCAGCAAGCTGCTTCGGCATCGGCGGCAACATCCCGGCTTTCTCCAGGATGTCGATCTCGCGGATGATCTGTGGGCCCAGGAACTCAGACTGCTGCCGGCCCATGGCGGGCGTAATGAGGATTCCCTTCTCCTGGGCGCGAATCAGGGCTTCCGTGGCCGTCATGCCCGGGTTCTGTGCCAGGATCTGCATCACGGAGGTCAGGAACGGATCGTGGATCGCCTGCGCCTCGAGCTCCATCATCTCCTTGCTGATCTCCCAATTGCTCTTGATCTCGAGCGGCTGGACCAGCGGGACTCCATCAGCGCTCAACATGCCGTAGTTGAGCGCACCGGCCCGGAGGTTGAACGGTGTGAGCGCTCCCTCGTCGGCGAGCAATAGCGGCGGGTCCACGGCCTTCTGTCCGGCCCGTAGCGCCGTCTTCTTCTGCTCGTTGAGGGTTCGTATGGCAGGCAGTGCAACGGCAGCCGGTGAGCGTCCGTAATGCTCACGAGGGGCCATGCGATACCGGCCCACCGCGTACGGGAATGTCCGATAGCCACCGTGGGCCAGTACCTTCTTCTCGTCAGGCCAGATGTACCACGAGGCATATGGCATGCCCTTCGGGCCCATCGCTCCTGCAACACGCTCCTCGTTGGGGCGCACGCAGTGGAGAATTTGGAACTCGTGAAAAGGGTTTTTCTCGTGAGCTTCCTTGATGGAATCAGGAATCTTCCAGCCCTGCGTCTTGGCCATCTGCATGCACTGATGGGCCGTGAACGGGAACTTGCGGTAGAGCTGGTCCACCATCCCGGCTGCATCCAGTGCCCATACGATCTCGTTGAGAGGGATCGATCGGTAGATGAGATTCTGTCCCACCGCCTCGTCGATCAGCATCGCGGTGTTGCCGAAGGCCCCGAGCTGCAGGTAGCACTCGTCGACCTGGCTGGTGTAATTGGCGCGGGGTCGATAGCGGGCGGTAAAGAGAGCTTTGCGGACCAGACTGCAGTACTGGGTAACCTCTTCGTCGTCCTTCAGTGCTTCATCGGCTGGTACGATGTCGTGCCACATCTGGGTGCGTGGCGTGAGCAGCGACTCCATGATAGCCGCGAATCGCTCGCAGTCCGTGATCGCTGTGGCATCGAATATCCGCGTGGTGCGGATGATGCCTTCCTCGAAGTAGCCGATAAAGTTGTCCCACGCGGGCAACACATACTGGGCGATCGTATTCCACAGCATGCGGAAGTTGGCCTGGTTGCTGTGGAGTCGCTCCCAGTGCCCTATCAGCGTGCGGACGTCGTCACTCATCCCGGCAGCCTCGTGAAGGCTGCGCGCAGAAATCAACTAGCTACGCCATGTCCCTAGGATCAGTATCGAGTCCGCGGGCGTAACGGAAAGCCTTGGCCTTACGCACCAGCCTGAAGTACCGCCGGGTTCGCATGATCCGATCGGTCAGGCCCTCTGGGTTGGCGTTGATCTCGTCCCGAGTGCGCTCGTCAGCCGGGTGGGTCGGCTCGACTTTATCGGGTGGGTTGAGGGGAAAGTCAGTCACTGCGGGATAGTCGTCTGGAACCGCTGCTCGCACATCCCAATGGCATTTTGACTGGTAGCGTTGAGCTCATGAGATGCGCGCACTTCGCAATCGAACTCAGCCTTTTGCCGGTCGAGTGCTAATTGCTTCCATTGCACCCATACCAGCATGACCACCAGCGCCAGCCCTACCGCAATCATCGCAATCCGGATACGTTCCATACCTACATCGTAGCGTACTCGTGCCGTGGGTAGGAACGTCTCGCCACGTCCTTGGCTCCCTGCGCGTAACAGCGCAGCGCATCCGCCGCGTGGCTCGTCCAGTCGTGCAAGGGCTTCTGGCTGAAGCACTTCAGCCTGTCATCCCACGTCCGCTGGTACTGCCTGAGTGCGCCAAGGCCGCGAGCGCACCGCTCACGGTCAATTCGGCATCGAGGTAGCAGGACCCTAACTGCGTTAATGCCATCATCCACTGAGGCGCGCTTCTGAACCCGTACGGGCTTGACTCCCAGAGACTTGAGCGTATCGACGCGGCTACTGGCGTTATTCCCCCACTCACGATCATCGGCATCATGCGGAAGGTAGTGCCCTTCGTACTGGTAATCACGTTCCCGTAGAACTCGAGCATAGTGATCAGCTCCTACCCCGGATTGCTCGTAGTAATCGATGACGTGCACTTCGATCCCGATCTCTTGGACGAACCAGATCGCGGTGGAGTCGCCAACGCCCAGGTCCCAAGCGGTGATGACAGGATAGCGAGGGTCGTGTGGAACCTCTGTGATCCGTCCCGCCTCCTCGAGCCGCGCGATGATCTTGCCGTAGTAGCTGCCCGGGATCGCTGCGTCGAATGAGCAGAAGTACTCCTGCTGAATGAGATTGTCGGCTTCTTCATCGCCTCGTTCTGCGGCGAGCTCGCGGCGGATCCGCTCGAGCTGCTCGGGTGAGATAAGTCCTGTGTCTCGGACAGTAAGGATCTGAGAGAACCATCCCGGGGCGGTCTTACCGAGCTCCACGAGTCCGTGGAAATGATTGCGACCTCGAGGGGTGGAATTGAATATCGCCCAGCCGCCGTTCTCCTCGAGGATGGGTCGCAAAAAGGACCACGAGTTCGGATCGCTGAGCGCATATTCGCTATACACGATGCCTCGGGGCGGGGATCCGACCAAACTATTCCAGTTGTCCGAGCCCACCACCTGCCATGTGCTACCTGTTCCCTTGAGGCGAATGAGCATGTCCTGTTCGCGGACGTTCTCGCGAATCTCTGGTGGGAATGCCCAGTCGATACGTCTTCGGCCTGTGTGAGGATCCACGGCATCCCACACGGCCTTACGTGCCTGGTTAGCCTGGGGAAGCATGTACCAATAGTTCCCAGGGATCTGGATAGCGTCCTGAGCTGTCCAGTGCAGCCCGACATCATCCTTCCCGCTTCGACGGTGCCAGCACGCCACTGCTCGCCGGCAGCCCTGCTCCAACGCCGACCACACCGGCAATTGGTACGGGCGAGGGTCCCACAAGTTGGGTAGGCGAATAACGGACAATCTTTATCTCCAGCGGGCCGCCGCCCTGACCAGCCAGGTTGACGTTGGCGAGCTTCGGGTGAACATACGGTGCGGCTGAGCAGGCAGCAGATAGGCGCACACCCAGTTTCTGGGACTCGTCCCGCATGACAGTGAGCATGTAGTCGAGCGGCGTGAGGCCGCTGGCTGCAATAGCGGCCTCCTTGGCGGCGGTTGCTTTATTTGGCGTGCCCTTGGAGCGCCCGCCAGTCTTTTGACCCTTGGCCATCTACTTGCCATCTATTGTAGACATCAGCGTGCCTTCCCCAGTACCTCGCGAGACATGCGCGTCGTGCGGCTCGTCCCCTCCTTGGGCATTTCTGGCAACGGGTGGCCGAGCTCCTGTAGAACCAGGTCCGCAATCCGTGCCCCAGTCTTCACGCCTTCCGGCCCATCCAGCCTGGCGTGCACTTCAGGCTCGGAGTCAGGGAGCATGGAGACATACGACCTCAGCCGTCGGATGTACTGCAGGACGTGGTTGCGAACTAGGTGGACGTTAAAGTCACGCATAGACTCTCCGCGGGGCTCTCCCTAGCACCCGCATTTATGACAGAACTGGCAATTTCGCCTGAGCCATTTCGGCATGAAACAAATCAGGCGACAGTAAAACCCGTGGGCGGATTCGGCACTGGCGGGGTGATGTCGAAGGTTGCCTCAGCGGACCATGCGCTCGTGACTCCGGCATCCGTCTTCACACGGGAGGCTGCGAACCAGGTGCCATTACCCAGGTTCTCATTCAGGCTGGACCAGGGGATCGTCACGACTCCGTTCTGCGTCTGCGTTGCGAACGCGGTGTCATCGGCGATCAGGGTGTAGTTACCGCTCGATGTGCCGAATCCGACCTGGACATCGACGATCTCACCGACCGGTATCTTCGTGCCGTCTGTGTTCTGAGTCGGCAGGGTCAACGTAACTGACTTGGGCATTATCATCTCCTAGGTTATCGGGCGACCACCGATGTGGTAGTCGCTGAAGAACGTGTGTACATGCATGGTACAGATGTAACTTGGACCTCGAGAGCCGTAAGGGCTTCGCTCAGCGACGAAA